AACGCATAATGTATGATCTGAGTAAAGTAAGCAAAAGGATTTTTGGATTTCTCAGGATTAAAATTATGAATGTATTGGACGCAATTTTCGATTCCATCAGAGATCATGTCCTCCTTGAACATATAGTTAACAAAATTTGGTTTAAAAGATAAATGATTTGCAATCTTTAGAAAACAATCACCTATGTAACGAGGTATAACTGGTTTAGTATCCCATGAAGATGCTCTACCTGCTTTATCTGGTTCCTCACCAAACTTCTTAATATAAGTAATCTCTACATCTTCACGATATCTAATCAAAGCTGCAAGAAATTCTTTATTGTTAACATAGTGCTCCGACCTTTTTCGTTTCGCCATAGTGCCTGGTTTAATCATAAGTCTTTATCACTATTATGTAGATAGTATAACATTTATACATCAAAATGGCAAGGTGACAGGGTGACAACTTGACAACTCATAAAAACCAAGTAGAATAACTCTGTCAGGGTTCATGGGGTAGGCCTAGGCTTTTTTTTTATATTAGCTATTTTTCTTTTTATATATTTTTTCTAGTATATCTTTAGCATCATTTACAGAAGATACATATCCCATTCTTCGAGATAACTTTGGTACTCCAGATTTGCTACGAGCCATATCTTGAACAAATTGTTGATAGACAGATATAATTTCTAAGTCTGTAGATTCTGAAAGAGTTATAACTTTATCCATATTAATAATAAACATATCATCCTTAGTTGTCTTTAACCAAGGTTCTACTTTATATCCAACCATTGAACCTTTTTGTTTTACTTCAACAATTGTGATAGGACTATGAAGAATGAGCATCGTGCGACCTTCCTCCTCGGATGCTGCTACTTTAGCATAGATCTCTTCACCTGAGTTTAATTTAAGTGTTGCGTAAAATTCGTCTTCTATCATCTCTTTAGTTGGATAGTGATTATTTCATAATTAAAGTTTTCTTCGTTGTAAATTTTAATTCTTTCTATGAAATGATTTAATGTGTAATTTTTTTTAGATTTATTAGTGCAGTCATCTGCTATATCGTAAAGCACTGCTTTATGTTTATCTTTTCCTTTGCGAAGTACTCGTCCAATGCTTTGGAGATTTCTAATTCTCGATTTTGATGGTGAGGCAAAGATAACGTTATGGAGGTTTTTAATATTAATGCCTGTAGAAAAAGTTCCATAAGATGCAACGATAATAGCGTTGTTTTCTTTTTCAGTAATTTCTCTTACTGATTCTCTCTCTTCAGCATCGACCCCACCATGAACAAAAAATAATTTACGTTCAAGCTGCTTACTATTATTTATCAAATCGTAAAGAACCCGACCATGTGCTTCGACTCGTGAAAACAGAACCAATGTATTTCCTTTTAAATCTATTGTGAGATTTTTTATAAAATTATTTCTTTGTTCATGAGTGATTAAATATTCTATCTCATCCTGATAGGTTTCAAATTTTTGTGGAGTGTGTTTAAGTATTAAACATTGAATATCTAGTTTCGATAAATGACCTTGCCTCATTAGTTCTTCTGTTTTAGTCACCTTGTATGATGGACCAAACAACCCTTCTAAGACCCATTTATGCGTCTGTGTACCGTCTAATGTTCCAGTAAACCCAAACCTATACTTGGCATGATGAAGTTTTGTCATTATAGATATTAATGACTTACTCTTAAATAAGTGAGCCTCATCACCAATAACTACATTATATTCTTCAAAGAAAGATCTTTCTAGTTTATAAACAGATTGCCAAGTAGTAATGGTAACAGGATATTCATTTGTTTTTTCTTTTCCCGAATATATACAGTGACAAAATGACTCAGCATCCCAACCATAATCAAAGAAGTCCTTATACATCTGTTCTACGAGAGATGTCGTTGGAACAACTAAGAGAATTTTTTGCCCTTTCTCAACGTAATATCTTACAAGAGAATATATCATCAAAGATTTGCCTGAAGCAGTGGGTGATATCAATAACTTTCTATTATGTTTTAAGGCATCGTATACTCCCTCAATTTGGTACTTCCTGGGTTGATGATTGCAAATAGATGCCATATAATCCTTGACACCTGAATGCGATATACCCTCATTTTCTTCATAAGGAGTTCCGTAATATTCATTATCTACAAACTTATAACTATAATCTCTTCTCTTACAAAAGGAAACAATTCTATCTAACAACCCAATATAAATCCTCTTCGATCTTAAATCGAATAAATGTATTTCACCGTTCCAATTGCGTTTTCTGTATTGAGGCATAAACTTTGCCCCTTCTACTTCAAAAGTAAAATGATCCCTCAGTTCATATTCTATGTGAGGTTCAGCATTAACTTGTAGAAATACTTCATTCGCCTTGGATATGATGACATTGGCTCTTTCGTCAATCACCTAGTCCATGCATCTAATAGTATTTAGTTACCCCTGTCAACCCATCCCAGATTGGAATCTCATATACTCAATAGCATTTTTAATCTGAAATGTTCTGTTCTGTATTACCTTAAGAATACTTTCAATATAAACAAGCATCGTATCATAATAATCTATCTTTAAATTTGATGTAGATAACTTTTCATCTGCATCGAGATACTTGGTCATAGTATCTTTATCTCTTATCTTCTTTGGAAATGGATTCTCAATATAAACTTCTGGATCTGACTTTCCACTAAAATATTCATACCGTTCATGACGGATGTTCTTTCTTTGTTGTTCTGCTTTCTTTCTTAATAAGAAAATTGTATTATATAATTCAAAATACTTTGCATGTAGAGATGGGATATTTAATGACTCCGTATGAAGTTCATCTGGATTTATTTTTGAATCTTTCTCCCACATCTCTTGAAGTTTCTCAAGAGTAATACTCATAAATCAGTTCCACTTAAATCAGTTAGGTCGTATATAGTATACTTGAAAGATACGTCTGCTGTAAAGTATTCTATATCTGTATCTGTAGCATCAAAAGTTAGAGTTGTCAAGCTTGTAGGGAATAAATCTTTAAAATTGACATTAAACTTTGCTACCAAATTACTTGTTAATATCTGAAGTGTTCCATCAGAATAAACATTTTGTTTGTCTTGAACATATCTTCCTTGCAACAATCCACCTTTTTGAAGGTCTCTAAACTCTTGAGTGCTTTCTGGAAATCCTAATCCTCTTATCCAATTTTGAATTTCCATAAAGTTTTTTAGATCTTCATCAACTAAAAATCTTAAAGTCAAATCACCAAAATCAACCTTATCACCTGGTGTTGGAATGTCTCTTAGGTATGTTGGTTGAACTGCTTGTCCTAAATTTATATCAGGAATATTTGCCTGATTACACATAAATGCGACACCAGGACTTCTTTTTAAACTAAATTTAAACCCTACAGGTGCAAGAAAATTTCTATTCTCTATCTGCGAATCTCTTCCTCCAGTTGCCATTAGTTCATACAGGTCTCCTACCAGTATTTAGGACAAAAAAAAGACCCCCCGAAGGAGGTCTTTGAAGAAATATAAGCGTCTCGCTTACATGAGGTTTTTGACCGCAACACGTCTGTAGTAACGGTTTTGGTTAACATTAAGTCCACCTTGACCTTGGTTGATGCCTTCAGCGAATGGGTTTGCGACAATGCCGTAGCGAGTCTTAAATCCAATTTTTGGCTGGAAGGAGTTCTCACCCACCGCACGAACCATCTGTAGTGGAACGTAAGGACAGTAGAACAGACCTGCATCATAAGGTGAAGTACCTTTGTATCCAACAACGTAGTACTGATTACCACCAGTTGGAGCACCGTTTGCAGATGTTAAGTTTGCAGAATATGGGTCAATGTATACTCTGAATTTACCCATAAGCGTACCAGCAAATGTATTACCAGTATCATCAACGTTAAGATTAGCGTTGAGTGCAGGAGTGTAGTCAAGTACACCAGCCATGGTTAGAGCAGAAGCAACGTCTGCAGAACACATGATGATGTTACCCTTTCCACGACGAGTTCTTTGTGCGATAGCGTTCGCATCTCTCTCGATCTGGAATAGAAGTCCTTTGAACTTCTCAACTGACCATCTACCGTTGGAGTCAACGTCTAGGTCAAATGTACCAGCGTTTGCTACGTTTTGTACAGCACCTTGCTCTGCAACCTTGTAGATAGTTCTGATAACTTCTCTGTTAATCTCAGCAAGTATCTCAGTACTAAGGATGTTAGCAAGTTCTGCTTCAGCGTTCAATCCGTGGATTGCCTTAAGGTCTTGAGCCAATTCTAAACTGTACTCTGCCTTTAGTGCTCTTGACTTCGCAGTAACGGTGACTTTCTCGATTGAGAATGCCATCTGGTTGAAGGCATTTGTAGTCGTACCATCAAGTTTTTCTGCGTCGTCTGTACGCATACCCTGACCAACGTTGTAGCCAGTAGATGCAGCAGAACCAGTTGGGTTCAATACAGCAGGGTTGGTAGCACTTGTACCAGTAGAACCCATACCAGCAGCAGTGTCTGTCATGCCGTTGGTTAGGTCGAAGCCGAAGTCCTGTCCAGAATACGCTGAATCTGCTTCGTTATAGAATGCTTCGTTTCCACTCATGCCATTTGGTCCAGGACCAACATAGCGTGAACGCATTGCAAAGATAAGTCCAGTAGGACCACTCATTGGCTGAACACCAGCAAGATCGTATGCAACCAAATTAGGCATTGCACGACGGATCAAGCTGATCAATACAGGATCAAATCC